GGATTTGTATTGCCTGCTCTTCCGCTAATTCAACTTCTTGTTTATAACTAAGCTGCATGTGCAATTCAAGTTCTTCCTGTGAATTTGGCAATAACTCTTGAGGATTCTCAAACATTTGTATACCGAACTCACTCTCTATAAAGTTGTTCAGTTCTTTTGTTTGTAAATCTCTGATTATAGATTCCATATACTCAGTTCTACGGTTAATACCGTATGGATCTTGCGAATATGCTTTTATTTCAAATGTTCTTTCTGATATACCGTTAACAACAATGTCAACAAATTTAGGTATGATTGGAACGATCTTCCAGTCTAAGTTTAAATAAGACAAATCGCCATTAATAGCTAATTCATCTTTATACTTTTGTATTGATTGTTCTCCTCTTGAATATAATCTTAATCTGTGAAAAGAATGCTGATTACTTCTATACCTAGTTGTACCAGTATCCATTTTAAACCATTCGTCTTGAATAGCTCTACCTACTTTTAAACCGTATTCTCTAGTTAGTTTTTCAGTATCACTAGCTACTTGACTTGGGAAAAAACTTTTTACAACTGACTCAGCCATATTTTTTTATCTTATTATTTTTGAATTTGCACCATTGTTTGCATACCTTGCAAAACCTAAATTAATCTTTTCTCTTTGGACATTTGCTACCGGCTTATACATATTTCTATTGCATGCCATAATAGCCAGCCCAGAGCTGATGGAGGCGTCATATTTTGTTCGATCATTTATCTTGAACTTTGTCCAATCGTTTAATGTTCTATTAAAATACATATCACCATACATACCATCTTCTTTTAATCCAACATAACTATTTATATATGATTCGATAGCTGCTGCGTGAGCTTGCTTCATATCCTCGCTTGAGTTAGGCATTCCACCTATCTCTTTTTCCGTAGATGATAAATTGTTTATTGTTTTATCTGGCCTATTCATTGAGAAGCCTCTATAACCTCTACGCTTTATATGGTATAATAATCTTGGTTTATTGTTCTCTGCTAATATAGGCATACCGTAAAAGACACAAGCCATAAGAACATCCTCAAAGAATGTTTCAGCCGTGTCAGGTCTTGCTACATATTCTAAAAAGAACATATTTGCGGGAGCATCTTCCATTGAAAACTTAGTCAATCCGTGCAATGCTCCTTTTGATCCACTACCAAATACTGTACCAGATATATCGTAACTATCACATCCAAAAGCACCTATATGCTCATTACCTGGATATTTAATACCATTTCTTACAATTACGTTGTTCTGCAAATGATATGGCGGAACCCACGATACTTTAAACCTACCGTTTGGGTTTGGTACAAAAATAACTTTTGTATCTGGTATTCCGTGCTCCCACTGAAAACTCCCAGTAGTAACTACATTGGTATTTCTTAAATCTTGGTTATAATCTATTTGTTCGTATATTTTAGCTAAGTTGAATAAAGACTCTTTTGTCTCATCACGAAATGCGTGATCTTCTGTTCTCGGGAACTGTCTGTAATATTCATTTAAAGCATCTTGATCTCCGCGTAAACCGTCAACCTCATTCTCCCAATGTTCAATTACTCCTTGCGTAATCTCTTCTCCACTAGGATCTAATGCTGGTTTATCAGGTGTTAAAAATACTGGATGACCATATTGATCAATAAAACCTTCATAGTTCCATTCCATTGGTATAAACAATGAATACAAACCAGATTTTGTTTGACCATTTTTATTTCTTTTTGTTACGTCAGAATCGTAGTATAATGATTTATAGTTTTCACCTCCTTTATCTAAAGAGTTTGATGTTGATCCCATCATACACTTACCAATAATCCTTGATCCTAACCGTAAACACGTTTTAGTAACGCGATAATTATTTAATATGTTATCAGGCTTTAACCACTTTGCGGACTCGTCATGAACTAATAGTCTTAGCTTCTCCCCGTCATAGCTGTTATCACCTGTGTTTTTCCAATCTACGGTAGTATCTAACCCAGTAAGCCTCTCTGCTTGTGTTTTAGATTGAATAGATTTTCTTGTCAATTTAGAAGCTGGTACACGATAGGCTAATTCTGTTTTAGGTCTATCCATACCATCCTGTATTGGTTTAAAAAAGAAAGGATAGTTAGCTGATATTGGCACTACCTTATCTGTAAACATTACTTTTGCGTCATTACCAGTCTTTGATAATATACCAAACCTAGCGTCACTCGTTATTGTAGCTTGATTAACTGTTTCTGCCGATGCCATAAATGAGAAACCGGAACGTCTATTTTTTAAATAGCACATACCGTAGCATCTATTATCAGCTTTTACAGCCTCCCAAAATATAAAGAACAATCTGTTAGCTTCACGAAAATCAGGTTTACCTACGTCAATCTTTGACCATTGTAGATACATATAATGTGATCCAGTTATGTATGTTGGAACTCCGTTATTCATAAACCAATGACCATCTTCTCTTCTAGAAAACTCTTCATCAATATACGATTCCCACTTGTTCTTAAAGTGATCTGGATATTCTCTCCACTCAAATATGCTACCTATAGCTTTAAGCTCTTTTGGATACTCTGCAGCAACCCATTTATCATTACCTTTCGGTAAATTAGATGGAGCTTTTGGTAATGCAATTCTTAAATTTTGTATTTCGTATATTTCACCAATCTGGCCGTTCTTGCTAATAACAATTACATCATGGTCTTTATCGTAACCGTATTTCCAACTCTTAGATTTATTTAGCCTAGATATAGTTGTTAGCTTTATTGGCTCAACAACTTTTAATAACGTTTGCGTATACATTATCTAGATCTTTTTTCAGCAAAACCTTTAAATGAAGTTTCTTCTTCAACTTTCATTTGTTCACCTGACAATCTTGAATTTTCTGATTCTATTCTTTCGAGTATTTCAAAAGCATCAAATATTGCTAATTTTTTTGTAGCTGCTGCGTTTTTTAATCTGTCAGCAGAAATATCATCTCCACTATCTACAATTTTTTCTTCAGCAACTTTTATGAGTTCCTCAACTGCTTTTCTCCCAGCTTGTATTATACTCTTCTTTGTTTCCTCTATGTTCATATTCGATTGTAATAAATTTAGTTGGTATTCGATAAAGTCTTTTACCATCTATTACAAACTCATATTCAGATCCAGGCTTAAACCCGATTAGAGCACCGGCTTTTATGCCTTGCTCTTTTAATGACTTATCTATATAAACTAAAACACCAGTTAACGGCTTTTCTTTGTTTAAACTAAATTGATCATCTTCTTTAACGGGTTTTACAAAACAAAATCCTTCAGTAGCTCTCCACTTGTTTTTTCTTTTGTAAGCATATATCTGGTCTTCTTGTGCGAACCATAAGTCGTTTTCAAAATAACTTTTGCTCCATTTCTCGTTGCCCCGCACGTCGTAGAATCTTCTAAATACATTGTGATGTAAAATAACTTCATCATCTTTCTTAAGTTCTGAGTTGCCAAATAAAGGTGTAGATAAGACTATACCTTGACGGCTAACGAATGCGTGATTTTGCAAATCAGTATTAAGTATTAATTCTGTGTCACCTGTTTTTTTTACAGATGTTGTTCTATCTTCTTTAGGCCGTACTATATAGCTAAATGCACTTCTCATTAGTATTCCAAATTATATTCAATTGCGACCGCCATATTCTTATTAAAATCCTTCCAAGGAATTAACTCGTCTTCTTTTTGAATATAAATGCAATACCTGTCGGCCTCTTCTATAATGTTAACAATTTTGAAACCATTATATACTTCTTGTCCAACCAGGTAGTGCATTGCTTCATTTTTATAGTCAAGACCTATGCTTATCTTTCTAATTATATACATAGTCTTTAAATTTTATTATTCTACTACTTCAGCATCTTCAATGATCTCAGTATACTCACCAGTTTCTAAGTTCACATTAATTTTACCGTAATTAGTTTCAATTGCTTTTTTAGCCGCGTCAAGCTTCATACTTAAATCAGCATGCAAGTGCATAGCGTGGTGTTTTCTAAACTCAAATTCTAATACTTCGTTTTCTACTTTTTGAGTTGCAGAAATTAATTCTTTGATTTCAGCTAATTCTTGTTCTGTAATTGTTTTAACTTTTTTCATTTTTAATTATATTTAATTGTTAATATTTATATTATTACCTATATGCCTGTAAAAATAAGTCTTATCTGTTTTCTGTAAGCTATCAATACTAAAATAAGTAATACTAGTATGATCCACCAATAGAATTCAGAGCTTTTTTTCTCGGTATTTTTAACAAGCACTTTATTCTTATCAGATACTGCTGTTTTTGATTGTTTTAAGCTCGTTTTAGACGCTTTTTCTTTTTTAGAATATAAACTGTTGTCTTTTGTCTTTTTAACCTTTACTCGAGCGTTTTTTATTTTTACACCATTAAACACAATTTCTTTTGTTGTGTCTATTGGCTCAAGTTCGTACTCGCAGCTTTCTACGTCGTATTTTAATTCTTCAAAGACTTCTTTCGTTATTGAATCTTTTTGCTCAACAACTTGTTCAACCTTCGTTTCATTTTCAATAATTGTTTTATCAACCTTACGAGCGCCGCAAGATTGCAAAATTATTGATAGTATTATTAAAATTAAGTATATTTTTTTCATTATCCTTTTATTTGAAAGTGCATACAGTCTTTTTCCCATAGATCGCCTCCCCACTCAAATCCGTGTTTCTTGAATATTTCTATCATCTGCTTATATTCAGGTTTTGAGAATTGAGCTTTGGTTATTTTTGTATTCATACCGTTTCTAGATGGATCTAAGTCAATTGCTATTGCCCAAGAATGTGTACTCCAATCATTGGCAGCCCTCATTTTTCTAAAGTTAAAGCAACCCCCAAATAGATCGATACCTAATTCTTTTATTTTGTTATATCCATAAACTCGCATAAGTTCATTGAATACGTTTAAGAATTTATCAGCAACAAGCTTATGGCACCTCATTTTGTGTACAACTGTGTCAATATCCCACGCAAGACGCATAGGGTATGGTAATTGTATTGTAACTAGATAACCATCACCTGTTTGGTTTGGTTTACCGTATTTAGCTATCCTCTCCTTTGTTGTCATTTAATTTTCTTTTTACTAATTCGATTGTTTTTAAGATAGTATACACTATCGATGCTAGCAGAAGAATAACCTTCAAGGTATTCTCTATATTAGTAAAACTCATGGCCATTGCTAAGCTGTTGAACCCGTAAATTTTTAAATCGTTAGTTGACATTCTTTGCTCTCATTAATCGTTCAACAATATTTGTGGCTCCTTCTATACCAACATACATTGTTGCCAGTATAGTCCAGTCAGCAGATTCAAGATTGTTTGTAAATAAAGCTACCGATCCAACGAATAGCACGCTTAACTTTCTACTCACCCATTTGTTGAGGAATAAATCTATTTTCTCTTTTCTGCTCATACCTAATTATTTATAATTTATTATTTACGTGGTTTTACTCTTTACTAAAAGGAGGTGGTAATGTTACCGTAACAGGATTTGCTATTAAGTCAATTTGGTTCGCAATGTTAGTTTTCATTTCTTCAATGTCCATAACACTTTCCATCCATCCAATAACTTGTTCTTCTGATAATTCCGGGTAAGGAGTAAAAGCATCTGGTGTTGGCTCTCCAACAGCTTGCGCTCCATAAATTTCTGCCATTACATCATTTTCATCTGTTCCTTTATATCTCCAGTGAACGGCTGTAACAACTTTTTCCATTCCTTCTTTTTGTACTGTGCAATCGAATGCAGGGAATTCCCATTTGTAAGTAATCATCTTTTATTTATTTAGTTATTTATTTTTTTTATATCTTACTATTAATAGTAAATAGTCTAATAATTTTATTTTTTACAGTATTCTAAAAACTTAGAACTAAATGATTCTCCATTCCAATACCTAACATTTTTTCCATCAGAAAGATATAATTCTTCTTTCACGACTTCTTTAATATTGCTGCTATAAGATAGAGTGACCGCGTCTATAAATTCCTCAGAGTCTATAAAGAACACTTTTATATCTCCATCAAAGTAATTTTGGCAAGCTTCAGAAGATCCTTTAAAACCTATTCCAAATTTCATGCCCTTACTAAGAATATCATTTAGTCCTAGCGATTGATTTATAGTAATAGTATCATAAGCCGTCAAATCTTGGCTCGTATATATTTCATCTATCACATCTTTTATCATTTCATCTAATTCCTTTATCTCATCAAATAATTCTATATTTGCTTTTACTAATATATTTTTCTTAGCTCTTATTTGTTCAGCTAGTAAAAGAGCATCGTCTATTCTTATTCTTGACATATATTTTTTTATTTACATTAAAAACACAAAATACCAAAACCTATAAAGTTAGTTCCATCAAATTCTCTAGCACTAATACCATCTGAATAGAATCCAATAAAGCCGGGTATTGTTCCTGCCGCATCAGTATAAACAGCAGTAGCTGCATTTGGAGACGAATTGTCTGCATAAAAAGTGGTAAATACAGCGGTACACGATCTATCTATATTTCTAGAGTTGTATCCCCAACTTACAGCAATTAATCCACCACCACTATAACCGTAAAATTCACTAACAGCATCAGGTGTTGATTTACCTGCTGTTGAAGACATACTTCTCAAAGATACGTTACTAAGAGATACTCCTAATTCTCCTGCTATTGCTGAAAAGCTTAATTGCCCACTACTTGGTAAAGCCATTTACAATTTGTTTTAATTCTTCGATTTGCTTTTGCTGTTCTTTTATTGCCTCAATTAAAAGTGGTATTACTTTTTCATACTTTACAGCTTTCATTCCACTTTCTCTTGTCTGAACTGCGTCTGGTAATATTTTCTCTATTTCCTGTGCAATAACACCTATATCGTGTCCTTTATTTCCGTGAACTGGTTCGTCTTCTATCCAATCAAATTCAACACCATTGATTTGAGATATTTTCTCTAATGGTGAATCTATATTTTTAATATTTGTTTTCCATCTTTTATCTGAAGATGAATATGCTACTATATCATTTGCAGCTTCCAATCTACCTGCCGTGTTGGTTGGTGTTACCCCTACTCCCAAAGCTCCATTACTAGTTACAAAAAGAGGAGTTGTAATAGTTGAAAAACCATTTGTAGTATATTGTAACCTGAATGTACTGTCATTGTTTAATGACCATCTGTATCCTGTTCCACCTATGGATTGTAATGCTGCAAAATTACCAAAAGCTGTAACAGATGCTATTGTATCACTTACCTGTAATCTGTATGTAGGAGCCGTTGTTCCTATACCCACAAATCCACTTGAAGTTATTCGCATACGTTCAGCTAAAGTTGTACTTAAGCCTGTAAGAAAACATATTGATGACCCAACTGTTGCTGTTCCAATTGCAGCAAGCCTAATTTGAGGATCTGTTGGAAATATACTTGTTGGTACAAAATCTAAAACACCACTATCTATAGCTCCTGTAAAACTTGGAGTATTTAATCTAAATCTTATAGCTCCATTAACATCTAATTTATCAACAGGATTTGTTGTTCCAATACCTACATTTCCACCTCCTTTAAATGTAACATTTCTTACCATAGATGCACTATTACCATATCCAAATGTAATATCGGTTAGCGCTCCATCGGAAAACATCTGTAATAAACTAGCCTGTATTCCAAATCCATAACCATTTCCGCTGCCTGCATCATATAATGCAATCTTATTTCCTAAGCCTGTACCAAAAGAAAGTGGAAAGCTTGGATTTGTCGTTCCAATTCCTACGTTACCTACTGATGTAATTCTCATAGCTTCAGTAAAGGTACTTTCTGAATACTTATTAGCTAATGCGTAACCAAAAGTTAAATCTCCTACTGTATTTTGTATTTGAAAAATACGAGCATCTGGAGTGCCTCCTGATGGTCTATAAAATCTTAAAGTTGGCTCATCACCTGCTCTAAGTAATTTTACAGCTGGTATATTAGCAAAACCGCCAAAATCAAATGCAGCATCACCTCCAGCTACATTTAATCTTACAGCAGGAACAGTTGTTCCTACGCCAACATTACCAGCTGCAGTGATACGCATAGCTTCTGTTAAACCTGAGGTTCTCCAAGTAAGTAAAGATAAATACCCATCAGCATTACTAGTTGTTCCATTTGATTTTCTTCCTGTTATAGCAGCATAAGCTATTCTAGTATTATTACTATTAATATAATTTCCTCCAAACACTAAAGAAGCTCCTACGTTGGCAGCTTGTGCATCAGTAGATACTAGAGATAAAGTTCCTTGCGCTACTCCTGCAACGTTGTTTGTTAATACTTTTGTAATATCTTCTATTTGTAGTCTTGTTTCTGGGATTGATGTGTTTATACCTGTGTTACCTACACTGGTTATTCTCATTCTTTCAGAAGCACCTGCATTTACAATAAAGTTTAAAGAAGCTGATACGCCTTGCCAACCTAAACTTAATGTTTGAGTTTGATTTGAAGGTCTTACTGTTATAGCTCCAAAACTATT